CTTCTGAAAAAGCTAGGACGGAACCAGTAACCTGAGAACCGTATCAAACCTAGCCAACTTCTCTGCCACTACATGGTGTAGTGGCCGACCATCACGCATGCCTCGCGGCAAGCGTGTGCGAACAAGTCTATACGACGTTCTATTAGAACGACGTGTATAAACCAACTTGTCCGACCCAAGACATAACGCATACCCGCCATACATTACTAATCGCAGTTGCCCATCGCTAAGTGAGCTAGACTCAACGTGAGATTGCCAACTGCAGAGTTCATAATGGTAGTATGTTATGTCAACCTCAGAGGAAAGCACCCCAGAATAGGGTTGCTCCCAAGGAGGAACGAAAAGGACCTTACCGTCTAGCATAGCATATAGACAACTAAACGTTTTTGGGAAGAAGGTGTCATTCTTCTCACACCAATTACGTAAGCCGTTAATTGCTATGTAGACATCCGGATCGCTAGCGAGAGTTTTTACATAAAAAGGTGTCACGTCGACACCTCTATAGTAATCACCACCGCAGCTTTCACGGAAAGGGCCCTTGCTATAACTCTTATCATGGTTAATGATAAGGCCAGCACAAGACAGAGTATGTGCGACTCTATCATATTCCGTTGAAGGAATAATGATGTCGTCGCCGAATACAGCTACATTCGGTTCATAAATGGCGTGTCGCCCAGTAACTGAGCGGACACGACAAGATTTACCGATAGTAGCATATATGAGTGATAATAATGTTAACGTCATCATTGGGAATGTAAAACCATTTCCCATAGTTGACATCATATTAAGATCAACATACTCACCACGCACAAGGCATCTATCACTTCTTATTGATATAAAGTGATCATACCATTCACGCGGCCATAGAAGTCTGACAAGTGGCAGACGTATTAAATCAGAAGCAGATTGAAGGTCTATAGTGGTGAAATCACCAAACATAGACCCTAATCGCGCCATGATCTTATTTCTATCCTGTTGGTTAGAAATATCAATACCTATATACCGAAGCACCTCTTCAATGTAATGTCCAGCACTAAGCTGAAGCATCATATTTCCAAGGGGTTCAGTTGCTATAGTTCTATCAATGTCCTCGTTTTTTGGGACAGTACTGAGTTTGCTGCCCTCGACTACTTTAAATGTAACACCGTCAGAATTCAGAATAGAATTCAGATGTGGGTTGACTTTATAAAGTAGTTTTAGTAGAGGTAAGCACTTAGCCGTACAAGTAACTATTGGAGACTTAATTTTGTCGACAAAGTGTGTGTTTTTAAAACCCACACTAGCGCCAGGACCTAGTCGCCAGTTAGTTAGTAAATACGGTAGATTGAGAGTCTCCTGAATACTACCGAACCTCAGGGTATTAAAACCCCAAAAGGATCGTCGTATAAAATCACTAGCATCTGCAAGAATATCTGCAGACAAAGTAATATCAGGATTGCCAGCAGAACTATTAATCGACAGAAATCTATCGATTGTAAGTTCCGCATTATCAACGCCCTCAAACCTTGCACGTTTACGTGCCCGGCTTTGTTGCCTTGAAAAAGCAAATTGACTAACAATAGGAGTAGTAGGATCATTGATCCTATCACCCAACTCATGGTCGAAAACCGTCAGAAAGAGCGATAGTTTCGCATCTGCCTTCGTATTTCCAATTGAGGGAACGTTCATCGAATATCTCCGAATAAAGGTAACAGAGTGCAAGTAAATATACTATGCACCAGGAAATCACGAATAATTTAAATTTCGTGATATACATAGAACTAAAGGATACCCGTGACAGCTGTATCTCCAAGACCGGCGGCTACTTGTTGTAGTGCACCGATATGAAGAGACAACATAGCACGGACGTCTTCCGGTTCGAATGTATCAGTACCCGCAAATATATCAATATTCGTACTGATCATATTGATCTGAGGAATTTGATTAGCTGCAGGTAAGGCTCCTTTCCTAGTTAACACTTTATAGGTGTTTTTCGGTATAGACTTGATGAC